GTCCTGGTAAAGCACGCGCACGGTGGATTCTTTTCTGCCCGCATCGTCATACAGGTGGTAGCGAGCGATTTCCGCCAGGTCATCCATGACCCAGTCAGGAGCATCTTCACCAGCCGGGCGAAAGCGCAGGTAAAAAGACACCTCGCTGCGCGCTCGGGTGACTGCGTCGGCGATCCTGGCCAACGCAGCAACGGCGATTGCCACATCCTCGGCAGGCCAATCGTCCATGGGCTGGCCACTGGCAGCCGCCACCAGCAGTTCTGGCTCGATGACGCGCTTGTCATCAGGACACGCGACCTCGGTAATGTCGCGAGCACCAAAGCGCACCAGGAGTTGAGCGGCGGACGGCAGCGACAGGTTCATTTACCTTCGCCCTCGGTCTTGTCGGACCTGGTCTTTCTGGATTTCGCGTGAGGCTTCATCGCTTCCGCCTTGGCCGCTTCCCGGGCTTGGTCTTCCTGGAGTGCCTCTTCCCAGAGAACATCGAGTTCGAACACGGACGCGCCCGATTGGTCATTGGGCGGTTCAATCACAGAGGGGGCTGGCCCAGATCCCGAAGTGTCAGATCCAGACTCTCCACCACCAACGACCGGGGTAACCGGGGTAATGGGCAGAGCCACTCCATTACCCAGAGCCGTAGCGATTGCTTCAAACGCGTGCGACTGAGCGCCTTGCGGGGCGCCGGGCGCTTTCGATACATCGACTTCCTGGATGCTTTCATTGCCCATACCTTTCACCTGGCCGAATTCGTCCTCCGCATAGGCGAGGATCAACTGCGGCTCTTTAACCAGAGCCCGCAACTGTTCTTCCGTGAAGAAGTCGTCCGGGTAGGAGGTCGGTTTACGGGGGTGTGCAATGCCGCAACGACGGAAACCGTCGAGCTTTGCAGTGATGACGATGGCCATACCGCCCCCTTATCCGAGCCAGCTCGGCGCGAGAACTTCGGCCGTGCCTGCCCACTCATTACCGGCGTTCGCGTCTTTGACGACGATCTTCCGGGCCGCGCCTTCCAGTTGAGATGGCACAACCAGCAGGCCAGGATTAACACCGAGCGGGCGACCGCCATCTGCCTTGAAGTTCTTCATGGCAGCACGGGCCAGCGCGTAGTTTTCCGGAGTAAGCGGCGCTTTCGAGCAATAGGCGAACTGCCAGAAGCCGAAGCCGACGTTCACCCGCGCATCAACGCCGTAGCGATACTCGTCGCGCATGAAGACGGTTTCGTCGCTCATGTCGGTCATGGCTTTCAGTGCGTAGTTGCGGCGGTTCTGAAAGATGATGGGTTTGATCGCTCGACTGACATCGAGCAGATACCAGGCAGGACCTTCACCGTCCTGAAAGTTGCTCACGGACACCGCAGTGCCGGCGCCATCGGTCGAAGGGAACACCGGGTGATCGATGTCGAAGAAGTACTGGCCGTCGTAACAAGTAGTGGTGAGACCCGCTTTCAACAGGGCAAACACCAGCTCATCGGGATGCGCGGTTGAGGCCCGGCCCATTTCAGCGAATAGGGGTTTGTAGACGCCGATCTCATCGTCTTCGATGGCGTCGCGAGGAACCGCGACAGAAGACTCGAACTTTTTGTTTGTGATCGAATAGCTATGAGCAGCCATATTCTTGAGAACACGGTCGCCGATCCACTCTCGAAATGTTGGGAACTGCCCGAGCCAGCCATAGGTATTACTGGTCGATGACGACGGAACAACGGTTGCCAAGCGTTGCCAGTCGGTGGGCGTTGCAGCCTGGGCGTTCTGGAACTCGGCCTTGAATGCAGTGAACAACGCACTCAAGGCGCCTGGGGTAATGATCATGAATCTCTTCCTTTAAATAATGTGGGGTTACGCTTTGCCCTTGAGGAAGTCCGCATCGCTCATGCCCAGCAGCTTGGCGACCTGTTGTTCTTCGGAGTTCAGCGCAGTGGCGGTGCCCTCCGGTTTGCGCTCCCCCAGGTTGGAGGGGGCAGCAACGACCGGAGCGGCATCGACAAAGGCTTTGAAGCGAGCCAACCCAGCCTCGTCCTGGCACATGGCACGGTGATAGTCCAAGGTCGCCGGAGTGATCTTTCCGGCCTGAGTTGCCGCGTTGAGTACGGCCTCGACATCCTTGTCATGCTCGGCTTTCTTGTGGCTGGCCAGGGCCTGTTCCGCGTTCTGGGCGCGAGCTTCCAGGGCGTTGTAGTCCGCTCGTGGCACAAACCGATCCAGGCTGGGTAGTTCGGTGTTCAAGGCTTGGTTGGTGGCCTGAAGCTTGGCTGTGGTTGCAGTAAAGACCTGCTCGGCGGTGGCCGTTTCGGGCAGGCCGAGAAGCGTCAACAGTTCGGGGGAGGGTTTCACTAGGGTGTTCTCCTGCTGTTCCTGGTTGAGGGCTGTCATCAAAAAATTGGGGATATTGGTCAGTCCGGCGCTGACCAGGCGCACGATGCGGCTGCTATCGACTTCGTAATCGAAAACCGGGGAAAGGAAGCGGTACTCGCGAGACTCGACCTGGGCGCCGCCGCGAGGCGTCCACTCCACTTGCCCCCAAAGAGCACCGTTACGGACTTCAAACTGCTTGATCCACGCCCCGGCCGGGGCTTCCTTGCCCTCGGATGCCCGCTTTTGCGTGGCATGCTCCCAGTCGATGGGTAGGTCGATGGCGCGGGCGACAAAATTGGACTGCACCAACCCTGCGGCGATGTCGTCGAAGACCCATGAACGGCCATCGCGGCCAGTAACCGTCGGACCGGCCGGAATGAGTTCGACCCAGTCGGGGGCTTTCCCGTCGGTAAGCTCGACAGGGCTGTAGATTTCGGAGTTAAGGGCGAGTTGAGTTTTCATGCCGCCAGTGTCGGCGGGTCACGAAAGGAAAGTAATTTCAGGGCGGTTTAAGGTTTTTGGCTCTGCCATTGCGGTAGGCGATTCGCGGGAAAACCCTAGCGCTATGCGGGATCAGCTAAGGTCCGCTCTCTCCAGCATGAGGTGGATGGCGCTGTGAGGCGATCTAACGCGGGTCTAACGGTGCTCAGGCGTGACATTGAGGGCGATCTACCCGCCCACCATCAACGCCCGTCTTTCGCGATCCTACGCATTCAACCGGAAACCGGCTCCATCAGGTAGTCGTGGACGATCAACAGAACCTCCGCTTCGTCTTCAATAGACAGCCCCAGATAGGGACGGGCCGGGATGTCACCCCATGGAATGGGACTGCCTCTACGGGTACTACCCGAGGCGCCTTTGCGCTGCCCGAATTGATGCACGGCGCCATAGGGTCGATCTGTACCGAACGCCAGCTCGGTGCTAGTGGCCAGGTGGCGCAGGGTGTCCTGGAGCGTGCCTTTCTCCCGCAGGATACCAGGGCCTTTCTTGCGCGCCAGTGTGGCTGCTGAAAGCGGCGCCCAGGGCGAACCGTCCGGCGCCACCTTGCTCTTGAAGCGTTCATCGGTGGACTGATGCAGGTACTCGGCGATGTCGTTAAAGGGCGTGGTCAGATCACCCACACGCCTGGCCAACTCATCCAGGGCCTGGCCAAGTTCAGTGGTGTCCAGCGAGACATCGAGCATTGCGCCGGCCATGTCATTCTCCTAGTATTGATTTATCCCATCGGATGAGCAGCCCCTGTTAGGGCCTCCATGCCTACATCCGGGGCGGCCCCGGTGTAACAGCGCCGGGGCTTTTTTGTTCGTGTTATTCGTGGCGCCGATACAGGCGCACGCCCAGCCGTAGATCATCGAGATAGCTTTCGTCATCGGCCACGAACCCCGTCACGCCGTCCCAGCCGTCCCTTCCTACTTCAAACACTGCCAGCGCAGGCGCGGCCTTTCCCTCGACTTCAAAGCGGGCCAGGTAGCGACGGCGGACAACTGCCTTCTGTTGCGCATACATCCACTCCAGGCGTACCCAGACTTCATCAGGTTCCCGTAACGCCTTCCCGACCAGGAGCAAGGTTTTCTCGCGGCCGCGCTTCTGTACCTTGAGTTGCCCGGTACGCCGGTTGGTAAACATGTCCCGGCCGATAACCACCGCATCCCCCGTCACATCCTTGAATAGCGCGGGGCTGCTTTGAGTGGCGCCAAACCCGCCCAGGAAGCGATTGACGTAGTCGTCATCGGGGAGGCCGGCAGGTAGTAATTGATCAGCAGGTACGGAACGGGCGGGCGGCAATGGTGAAGCTGGACGCCTATTGGGCAGACCGGCGCCGTGGGCGCTGTTGGGTTTGGCATCGAGTTCGGGGAGCCGGTCATGGGCGCGCCACGGGGGTACGGCATCAGCCACCCGCGCGCG